CTGTTCCATCATAAGCGTATCCAATATTAATGCCGTGAATAGTACTGTCATAACCAGCAAGAATCGAAGATATAACATTCGTTGTTGAATATGGAATGTTTGCAATGTATGCCTTTTTAGCGTAAGCGGAATCGCCAGACGCAACGTCTGCCGTTTTAGCTTCGACTTGTGATCCATTGGCACTAGACGTGCCAACTAACAGGCGGCCCGACCCATCAATGCGCACGCGTTCTGTATCGCCTGGCTTGAACACAATCGGGGCATTAGTCCTCCAAGAGTTAATCGAAACAGGATCGGTAGAGCCAGAGCCAGGATCAAGAATCAACTGAGGACTGGATCCAGCAAGATGCAAGATTGACTGAGGCAAGGTAGTGCCAATCCCTACGTTGCCTGCGGCGGTAATACGCATCCGCTCATCAAAAGTGCCAGCGTTTCTAGTGCTGAAGGCAAGCGCACCACTTTGAGAGCCAGAAGTATGGCTAGTGTAAATGCCATAAATAGCAGAGGAGTAACCTCCTTGATCATTTACAAAGCCAATGGCGTTGTAGTTGTTGTTTGTTGTGTTTGTATTTTGAAGAAACAGCGTGGCGTAGTCCGTGGTTAAACCTGTTGAAGCAGATGCAGAAACAACTGAGATGGCCGTGCCAGCATCTGTATTTTGGCTGACTTGTAACTTTGCCCCAGGGCTACTAGTCCCCAGACCTACGTTCCCACTGCTGTTGATAAATAACCGCCCCGTGCCATTAGTTGAGATGGCTACTTGGTCTGCACCAGGGGAATAAATGCCGGTGTTCGGATCAGTTGTAAAACTGAAACTAGGAGCTGCAGCCGTACCGAGAGAAACAGCTTCAATTTGACCAGCAGAATCAATACGTAATCTTTCAGTTCCAGCCGTTGTAATAGAAACCTGATTAGCAGCTGAATTGTAAATACCAGTATCTAAATCCGAATCAAACGTAATACTCGGAACTGCAGCTGAACCACTTGGAAAATTAGCGCCGACATTAACGTAATCAGCGCCAGCCAGAATTACACCGAAAAAGTCCGCCCCTGTACTCGGAGCTGAGCTGAAGATAATATTTCCCCCACTGATCCGAAATCCTTCGGTACCGCTGTCATCGGGTCGTTGAACGACACCCGCAACAGAAATTAAACATTGGTTGGAGTTGATTGGAAATGGAACTGGAGCGGCACCACTTACCAATAAAGGAAAAGATGTCGTTGAACTATTAAAAGAACCACTGATATCATCAATGTTGCGATACGAAGGTTGCGCAACTTGTAGATCGTTCCCTAAATACGGCACCGTTTTAGCTTGTAATCTCTATTGAATTATTCTAACTGACTTGTGTTTGGCCCATCAAGAGATGGTTTTACCGGCCATACGACCTCGGAAGGTTCAATTCCCTCGTACCTTTGTGGTAAGTCTCTTAAGAACTGACGATATTCCGCCCAGGCTGCTGGGTTGATTGTTGATCCAGGGGTCATTACCCAGTCTGTCGATTTTAACAAATAGTTTCTCTTTAAACGAATTGACTCCCAATCATCATCTTGTAAATTTAAAACAGCTTCTTCAAAAATTCGACATTCTAAGATTTCAAGTTTATTATTAATTTTTTCAAGTTCTTGCACAACCTCTGCTTTAAATTGATTTAAAGCAGACAAAAATGCAGTTGCAGTTTGATTGCCGGTTAGGCCCATAATTAAGGGGTCTGCTCAAGGTAGCTGACGGCAATATCTAATGCAGTAGAAGTATCACTACGTGCCCGCAAAATATCACTAGACTCCATAATGACCTTGTTACCGCTGATAAGCTCAAGAGAAGATCCAGCAGGGACCGGAGCATTTCGAATCAAATAAACATCATCACCGGTATTAGTGACTAAATATACATCAACATTAGAACTTGTACCGGTCTTATTCGAAACAAGAACACTTAAGACAATAATCGTTGCAGTCGCACCTGCACTTAAAACATTAGTTGTTGTGTTGCTGACTGCATCGGTAACCAAGCTTGATTTGGTTTCGATTTTAAAAGTATTGGCCATATCAGCTTAGGGCAACAATAAGTGCAAGGTTTTCAGTGGAATTAAAGGCCCCTGTCACAGTTAAACCACCAGTGATGGAAACGTTGCCAGGGATGGTAACCGATCCAGATGAATCTATTGTAAGCCTAGCAACACCTCCTGTCACAAGTGCAATTTGATCGGCGCCAGTGCTAATGATACCTGTGTTTGGATCTCCGGCAAATTTTAAAGCGCAACTACTTAAAGATCCTAATGAGAATGCACTATTTGTCCCATTTTCAAGAAGAAGGGGGTATCCTCCAACTTGCAAAGCATCATGAACAACACAAGTATGCTTTGTAAGATCAACAGTAACTTCTCCTACAGCACCTGTAAAAGTCGCTGTTTCCGCTGAAGTTCCGCGCCGGAATTGTACTTGCGTTGCCATGATTCTATCCTAATGCAATTGCAATTGCCGTTGCAAAATCTTGAGTGGAAATCGTACCATTTTCATCTGGTACCGTCATTGTACGAGTTGTTGCGGTTGAGATGCCAGAGCATTCAAATGCCAATTGTTTTGTTGCGTCTGAATTGTCTCGAACTCGAAACCCGTTATCATCCGTAATAAGAGCAGAGGAGGTAAGAGATAAAAGCCCAGCAATTGTGGTAACAGTACTGCCCAGTGCAACTGCAGTTGAGCCGATGGTTACTGAACTATTCTGAAGCTGGCTATTTGGAATGTTACTTGTACCGAACTCGCCGGTAGTACTGTTGTACGTAAGACCAGAACCTGCAGCTACAGATAAACTAGTCAGCAGCGCAACCGTACCAGCTGCATCTGGGAACACAATTGCTCGATCAGCAGTTGGATTTACAACAGAAAGTGTTGTTTCAAAAGTATCAACACCGCTTCCCTCAAACGTGATGCCAGAGCTGTCAAGAATGATGGAGTTTGAAGTACCAACAGTACCGACGTTAATTGCAGAACTTGTTACTGCAGTTAAGCCATCAAGTGTTGTTGCCGTGGCACCTAACGAAATAGAAGTACTGCCAACGGTGACGCTACTATTTGCTAATTGAGCGTTGGGAATAGCATTAGTCCCAAACTCGCCGGTAGTACTGTTGTACGTAAGACCAGAGCCAGTTGCAACACTGAAGTGAGCTCGTACATCAGCAGCACTAGGACCAGTGTAAGTAATTACTCCAGTACTATTGTCGTACGATAATGATCCATCGCCTCCAGTATCTGTAACTGAGATTTGTTGTCGAATATTAGAAGCAGTTACAACACTAAAGGTAAATACACCTGTGCTGTTGTCGTACGACAGACTACCAAAACCAGAACCGCTGTTCCCTGCACTAAAATGTGCCCGAACTTCTGTGGCAGATGGGCCGGTATACGTAATTACGCCGTTCGAATTATTGTAACTTAACGATCCGTCACCGCCAGAATCAGTGACAGAGATAGACTGCCGTGCTCTGGTATCTGTGTAATATAAATGTGGGCCTTCAGCAAGATCAGTTGTCGTGTTGCCAGCAAAATCTAGTTTGTCTGTAGGGGTATTTAACTCTTGAAAGAGTCCCCCAACTAGTACAATTGCTTTTTTCGTGGCCATATTAACTAAGAAGCACGGGGGGTTCTAATTGAATGGAAAATTCACTGGTTGATACAGCTTCTCCAACTCTAACGACATACTGACCTGGCGTATTCGGAACAGTAGTGGTGATGGCGCCAGCAGATGCAGCAGATAAGAAGTAATGATCTCCAGCATCTAAACCAGAAATTGCTTCAACACCTGTGACTAAAATTTTTACAATTTCGCCAGTGCTTTTTGTTGTATCTGCAAATCCTACGACATAAGCCTGATCCAATGTGCCGCTTGCAATGGCTCTACCAGCAAGGCCGTCGGTGGTTCTTAGGTATAAAGCCTCCCCTTGAGAGACATTTTCAAAAACTTCCGCGTTAAATCCAACACGAAATGGAACAAAAGTAGGAAATCCCTCTTTTAAATCAATCAGGGCATCTACCAATCCACGATAATTAGGGGCATACGGTTCTCGTGTCATTGTGAAGCCATTTCCTTGCATCAAATCAACAAGAACCGCAATGGCACCTTCAATATTTGGTTCGTAACCGGTGCTCATTTTCGTTCTTATCTTGATTGTATTCTAAATCGTTAAATCCCTTAGAATAGTAAAAAAGACTGGTGGGATGACACCCGAATTAATTTTAGCTATCCTATCGGGTGCTGCAGGCGCGTTTGCTGGACTTAATAGAGCGTTAGCCAACTTTAATAAAAAAATTGAACGTAGATTTGAAGCTCTTGAGCAAGATCTTGATAATTTTCAAGACCGAGTTATACACGACTACGTCCTAAAAGAGGACTTTCTTCGCGAAATTCAAGCCGTGCATAACAAGTTAGATCGGATTTTAGACCATATCTTGAATACTGGGCACCGCAATTAAATCGCAATCCAGCTTGTAGTAGCTGATTTGTAAATAAAAAGCCCTGGAATAAGTTCATCATAGTGCAACTGTCCATTTGTCGGATTTACTGGCTTACCGTTACCAATTGATGCCACAGCATTAGGAGTTTGCCACGAGCTTCCATCAAAGATCTTATGGATATACGTACTGGATGTATCCAGCCAAGTCTCTCCCCTGCTTAAGGAGATATGCCCAACAGCGGGGGTGTTCGGAGGAGTAGAACCAATGAAC